AGCCGTCTGCTAGGTTGCGTGCCTTCTCTTGGATACGAATATCGCTCTGTGCGAGCATAGCCTTGATTTCGGTTGCGGTCGTGCTATCAGTTGCGGTAATACCCTTGCTAATCTCGGAAACGGAGGCGGACTCTCTAATCTCGCCCTTGATGTTCTGGCGTTCAGCAAATGCGTTAGTAGGGATGTTAGGCGCTGGTAGCCACGTTGCTGCGCCTGCTGGTAATGGATATACCTTGCCTGGTGCTGGGGTTAGATCGTCAATCTTGCCGGCATAGCGTGGGTCAATCTGGCGCTCTGGGAAGAGCTGGTACATAACTGCTTCTACGTTAAGCTCGGTAAGGGTGTTCAAGAGTTCCTGCTCATCAGCGATAGTATCCACGTCGGAAGAGCCGTAGACTAGCGATACGTCCTGATACTCGCAACCATGAGCAAATGGTAGTAGGCGTGCGTTCTTAGTGCTAAACTTCTCGCCAAACTCGCCAATATCTTCGCCGGTCTGTTCTAGGGTCATTAGACGCTTAAACTCATGCTCTAGCTTGCGCTGTTCAAACTTAGCGCGCATAAGGGCATAATGTGGGTTTTCGCGCTCTTCAATCAAAACGCCGCGGTTAGCGATAACTGCCACGCGTTCTGGAGTCCAAATCTCAATCAACTCAACCATATCGCCGTTGCCTGGTGCGGTTGCGCCGAGTGCCTGGTCTTTCTTAACCTTGTCGGACTCGGAGTCAACTACGCCGCCACCTTCTGCGCCCTGGCCACCGATAATCTGGTCAATATCCTTGTAACGGTGTTCCATCTTGCCGGTTTTAGCATCATAAATTAGCTCTTCTTTTAGTTCCTTCTTGGTCGTAAAGAAGCGACGGCCAATATAGCGTGCGTCGTCAACAGTATGGCTCTGTGGGTCGATAATCATATCCCGAACAGGGACAATCTCTTTATGAACATAGCCGCCGTCAGAATCCGGCCTCCACTCATAATATGCACAGTAGTTGCCGGTGATAACACCCTGACGGCCATTTATCTTGTTTTTCAAAGCCCAGCCGTCCTTGCGTGCGAAGTCCTGGTAGATCTCGTTAAGAACTGCGGTATCAGCCGCCTGGTCTGGGTGGTTAGGAATATATTTTACAGTTGGATTGGAGTTAAAAAGTGTAGCGACAATCGTATTTACGGTCGAGTTTACCATCGGGACAAACGCCTCGACAGTTCCAGGGTGATTGCGCTTCGTGCGGATGTTGCGGTAAAGTTTCCAGTTATTTTCCCAAGTCTGGTGGTAGTTTTGCTGTGCATACTCCCAAGACTCGGTGAACATCTTTAGGTATTTACCGAGTAATTTATCTTCAGATTTTTTAGCGTCGGTATTTTTAGCAGATTTTGCCATCGAAATAATCGACGCATCGCCATTACCATTATTATACCACATTTTACTTTAAAACCACTTATCCTCTTTTTTCGTCCTGAACTCTTTTGGTACGAAGGTTTTGAAGGCCATGTTTACCTGCTGTGCCTCTGTAGATTCTTGCGCCGCCATGAGTGCGTAGATAAAGGCAGAGCTTGAATGCGAACTCCAATCGTGTTCTGGTTTACTCTTGAGCAGCTTGTTTTTCTCGTCGTACTCGTAGTGATAAGCCCTTAAACACTCCAAGCCACGCTGGCACTTGTTGCGGTCAATCCAAACCTTGCTAAACTTCGGGCGTGCGATCATGTTTATATCATCCTGACCGAGTTGGAAGTTGGTTGGGCGCAAAACCTCAATATTATGTATTCCGTTCTGCTCAAAAAACTCTACGCGTGTCATGCCGGTCTGTAATTCTCGCTGTTTAGCATCGTGCGGCAGGTAATGGGTCGTGTAGTTGTACGGCTTGTTCTTAATAATAGAGATGTAATGCCCTAATTCTTCGCCAGAGGACTCGTAATGGTCTATAAAGTGAATCTCTTGCCCGATAATCTGAAACCACCAGATAGCCGTAGAGTCGCCGATACCAAGGTCAACTGCGGTGTAAGTGCCTGCGCTTGCGTCGTAAGGCACGCTGCCGATGCGTCCGTCAATCTCTGCCTGCGCTAGCTGTTTACCAAATACTGTACCTGTTTTAGCGGTGAGCGGTTGACCGAGCCAAACGTGAGCGAACATATCTGGGTTATCTTTGCGCATTTTTTCGCGTTCGTGGATTATTTCGTCAGATAGCAGCTCTTCAATGTCCTCGGAGTTTACCTTCAAAACATAGGTACGCTCGTCTGGTTTGCCAGCAATAGTTTCCCAAACAGGGTCATGGTCGGTAAGTGGATTCCAACACCAAACGAAGAACGAACCAGATTTGCGAATTGTAGGTATAAGCACGTCTATAGAGTCTTGCGAGATACTCTGCGCCTCTTCAACGAAGCATATATCTATACCTTCGGTGGACTTAATGCTCTGGGTGTTGTTATGAACGCCCTTAAAGATAATCTGCGAGCCATTTTTGTACCTGATGCTGTTTTCTGTTACAATCCAACCGCCAAACTTATGCTCGCCAATAAGGTCGGCCATGAGTTTGTGGACGGAATCGGCAATAGTGTTCTGGATTTCGCGGCAGCATAAGATGCGTAGTGGCTTTTCCATAGCCTTTATGAGCAATAGCAGCGCAATTGTAGTAGATTTTCCGGACGAACGGCCACCGTAATAGCAATAATGTCGCCAAGACTTGCTAGGCTGCGCCAATTCCTTAAATTGCTCTGGAATTGTCAGCTCAATCGTCTTTCCTGCCATCTTTTACCTCTTTTCGTAGCATTTTTATTTCGCCTCTGTTAAACAGCTTCGTTAAACTGTCCGGGTTAGCGTTCCAATCGTATAGATAGATTACTTCGCCGGATATACCACGCTTCTTGTCCTCGGTGAGTACTTGTTTAAGCCAGGTTAAATCCTCGGCTACGTTTAGGTTCTCGTCGAAGCGGTGATCGCCGATACACTCCCAAGTGAAGGCATAAGCCCAAACTGCTGCCCAAGGTACTTGCTTTTCGCTATAGATACCAAACATATCTTGGTTCTTGTCGAGGTGTCGCCAAGGGAACACGCAATAATCACATCCCTGTTCCATCTCTTTGCAAACTGCCTGGACGTAATTGCCGGTCACGTTGTCGTCCGAGTCCACAAAAGTAATGTATTTACCGGTGGAGGCCATAAGGCCTACGTTGCGAGCGTTAGATACGCCGCGATTTGGCTGGTATATAGCCTTGACGAACGGCCCACAGCCAGCAATAACTGCTCTAATATCCTCTGTAGAGCCGTCGTCAATCACAATCACCTCAAATGGGTAAGAACAGTTAGTTTTCTGGAAGATTAGCGTTTCTAGTAGCTTCTTTAGCGTCTGCCAGTTGTTATATGTCGGAATAATGATACTCAATAGATCGCGACGCTTGGCAGCCTTGTTATTCTCGTGATTAGCCATGAACTTGTCGTAATCTTCCGGGTAATCAAAATCGTCAGTTTCGTCGCACCAGAACACATCGTGTTCGTCTAGGGTGTTCGGCCTGTACTCTTCGGCATCATAACCGCGCAAGTAGCGGTCTATCTGAAAGTCTTTACGGAAGTCAATTTTACCCTTTTCTACGAGCTGGTTAAACTCGTGCATCTTCTTGTGCCACCAATCGCAATCTGGCACTAGGTGGATATAGCCCTCTTCCCAAGGGCATCCTGTCCATGGGTTAGCCCAACAGTTGTAATAATGCGTCCAAATGTCCACGTCACGCTTTACTGCGTCCTTGATAATCGCCTCGGTATAGTAGCAGTCGCCTAGCAAGATACCGAACGGCCCTTTTTCTTTTCTAGCGATACCCTCGAACGCTTCGCGCTTGCTGCCGTAGCCTTCTAGGACGACCTCGTAATTGTTCTGGCCATTTTCTTCGAGTAGCCGGATAGTACGATCTACAAGCGTTTCGCCGTCAATCTTGAGGTAGCATTTGTTTTTTACCCCTTGATAGCCCTTCCAGCGCGTCGCTGAGCCGCCGGCTAGGATATACCACTTATTTATCCTCATAGTTTGCCTCCTAGGATATCCTGCCACTTATCCGATAGCGGCTCTGAGTACCCCTTTACTTTTGGTATTTTGTCGAAGATTTTATCTACGTCTAAGTCTGATAAGTCGAGGTTTACCAGATAGCCGTTTTCGCCATCTTTTACGACCTTTTCTACCTCTGGGATACGGCTTCCGATAACTGCCACGCCATGCGACAAGGCTTCACGCGTGGAGTAACCCCAACTCTCGCTGACAGATAACTGAATAAGGTAATCTGCGCAGCGGTAGAAGATGTCGTTATATGGCCCTTGTGGTACGAGTATGATGCGCTTATTTGCCTGAATAACCGGCCATAGCGTGCCGTATGGGTCTACCTGCGAGCTGATAAGAATAACATAGTCTTTACCGGCTTCTTCAAACCGTTTTGCTAGCTCTATAACCTTGTCCACGCCCTTTTCGGCGCTTGCTCTGCCCATATACGCAAAAACAACCCTTTTGTCGGGCTGGTTAAAGATATTTGGCACTACTTCGCTGTCCACTCCAAAAACCTCCTTTAAGCCATCCCTGGCTGTTTCTGATACTGATATAACCTTGTCGACGCGCTCGTTAGGCTTCCACTTGAAGTTTTGCCATTGTGGGAAGGCTAGAAGCCCTTTAATGTCCGAGTGGATGAACTGATACACCTTTTTGGCCTTTATCGTCTGCCAAGGTACTTCTACCATGATAGGCGTATAGATAAGCGCTACGTCCGCTTCGTGCGAGCCGTTGCGGTCGCGGTCTACTATCACAGGGTGGTATCTCTCTAGGCGCTTTATTTGCGCGTCTGCGCCGTCAGCGGTGGAGTTCACCAAGAAGGTTATATCTTCGTCCGGGAAGGTCTTTGCGAGCTGGTACATAGCCGTTTCAATGCCACCTACGGCTTGTAAGTAAGTCATTTGGACTAGGATTTTCATGGTTGCTCCGTTAGTAGGTTCTTCAGTATACCCTCAAGCACGTTTACTACGATGCTATTGCCGGCTTGCTTGTATAACTGGCTATTGCTGATGCCGGCTGCTTTTGCCTTCTCGAAGTCCTCGTCGTCGAAGCCCATAAGTCGCCAGCACTCCTTCGGCGTTAGTTTTCTGATTCTCATATCGTTTGTTAGCGTTCCCATAGTGTCCCCTGTTGCTATTGTTTTTGACACCTCATGGCCTACTCGGCCTCGTCTTGTCTTGCTATTCGGATAAGCTAGGTCTATACAGTCCCCCCCCGCGCCATATCGTAGCCTAGCTTGTTAGCTGTCTTTATTGCTATCTGCGTATAGAACATAGTTGTCTTTTTCTACGCTAGTTATCGTGTTAGTTAGTCCGTCTTTTCTAGGTTCTAGTTTCTGTACTGGTGGCTCGCCTCGTCCTCTACTCGCTACGATTTTCGGCTCTCTGTTGCCGCCTTCCATCGTGCTTAGTGTTGGCGATACTCCGTCCGTTCCATATACTCGCTTGAGTATATCGTGGCCGTTTATAGCTTCTACTCTGCCGACGACTCCGCTATGAAGTTGTCCGTCTGCCGACTGCCCGGCCTCGTGGCGATCGTGTGAGCTACTCTCTCTCTCTCTCTCTCTCGATTGGCTCGAACTTGAAGCCGTTGCCCTTAGCCTGAGCCTTCGCTGTACTTGCCTTGAAGCTTGCTACTTGCTCGTCAGATAAGTAGTATTTTTCGTCTACTTCGTCCTCTAGCACGTCTTTTAGCTTCTTTTCTAGTGGCATCGGCTCTGGGAAGGTAAAATTATTCTCCCCTAGTACGCTGATAGTAAAAACTCGCTCCCTATTTTGAGGGATACCGTAGTCTTTTGCGTTTAACACTTTATATTTAGAGTGATAGCCCAAGCCCTCCATAGCCTCTAGGTATGCGTCGAAGTTATGGCGATGCTTCTTACTTAATAGATTTTTGACGTTTTCCCAGATAACATATTTGGGCTTGAGCTTCTCTACGATGCGCAGCGTTTCGTACATAAGGCTTGAGCGCGTGCCTGAGCCTTTATCACCGCCTGCGCCCTTGCCAGCGACCGAGAAGTCCTGGCATGGCGATCCATGCATAATAAGGTCTACCTTTACGTCTTTATCCCACTTGGTTATGTCTTGTGGCTCGAAGTTCGTACCATGTACGGCGTTAAAGCTCTTTACGGCGTACTTATCTACCTCGACCGCATCGACTATCTCATGCTCGATTCCTAGGCGTTCTAGCGCCTTGCTACAAGCTCCGATGCCGGCAAATAATTCTAAGACTTTAAGCATCGTCCTTCTCCATAACTGGCGTATAAAACACAGTAGCCGGCATATTCTCTAATTGTTCCTTGATTCGTTCCATATCCGGGTCGTTCTTAAACGGTACGCAGATGCGCTGCGACAAACCGTTCACGTCGTCAAATATGTTCATGCCGACCAGATAAAACCGTTCACGTTTAGAGCAATCTAATATAATGCGCAACTTATCAAAACTAAACTTACTTCGTTTAAGTTCCATCTTGATAGCCCGGCGCTCGTTTCTAGTCATTGTGCGCATAGTTGCCTTTCATGTAGTCGTCAATAAGTTTCTTTGTAGCATCAAATCCTATTCCAAACTCTGCGGCATAACCACGTCTGCGTAGTTGCTCTAGCATATCGTACTGTTCGCGGATATGGGCATCAGATACGAGCGTTCCGTCCTTCTTGAAGATGCGCGTACCTTCTCGCTTGAGTTCGATAAAAAGACCAAACCATATCTTTTCGAAAGCTCTTTTAGAGCCGTCTGTCTTTCCGATGTCTGGCTCTGCCAAAAACATATCTGGCCAGCTTCTACGGCCACCGTTAAGCCTTTTCTGCTTGATAGCTTGTCCCATAGTCAACTTAATGCCGCTTCCGAAGTCTGAGTGGAAGATAACGTCTGGATATTGTAGCCGGATATAATCTGCCACTTGCGCCTGGAGTTCTAGCTCAGTCATTCTTCCTCCTCTCCGCAGAGTTCGGCGAACGATTTTTCTTCGTCTTCGTGTTCTTCGAGATAATCTACCAACCCATCCACGCTGTCTATGATGTCGTAGTCGTAGCATGCATCTTCTAATGCTTGGATTGCCATTTTTAGGTGCGATATGGCATTTTCAATGTCTGTTTCTCTTGGGTTGCTCATTCTTCCTCCTCTCCGCAGAGTTCGGCGATGGTATATTTTCGTGCCTTAATATTTTCAAATGGGTTGCCACCAAAATGGATGCACCATTCATCAAGACCACCCCACAACTCGTAGCCATTACCTGCTACGTTAATCTCTGTAATATAATTTGCCTCAGCCCACGCCCGAACTGCCTTGCGAATCTTCTCGTCCTTGATAAGCGGCCCGGCTGGCTTGTAATCCTCCCAATCTCTGTTGAGTTCGGCAAGAGAGGCCGCATAGCAAGTCAAAAAACCGCTCTTAGCACCAGCTCTCTCTGCGGTTTCATGCGTTGCCTTCATTGTGAAACCACCATCAAAGTCCCATATATCCCCTGTATTTTTATTGCGCAGTTCCATTTTGCTCCCTCGTATAAGCCTGTTTCAGTTCGCCGTAGCCTAAGCCATGACGCTTGGCGATATGCTCGACTGTCGGCTTGTCCTCGATGTCCTTTATCTCGGATATGGCCTGCCTAATGGCTAGTGCGCGCATCTTACGCATCACTTCCGGGTGTACTCCTATCATTTTTACCTCCAAAGTTCTTAAAACTTATCTCGATACCGCTGGCGTTCTCGATATTTAGCGATAGTCCAGTATCCTTGCCGTTGAGCATTTTAATCATGCGGTCGTGGCCTTTTAGGCGCATATCTAGGTCTTGCGAGTCTAGCGCGTCGATAACCGGCGATATAACCTTTTCTTTCGTCGCTCCTAGCCTTTCAGCAGTTCTTAAAAGCTCGGTCATAATATCAGGTTTTGTCAAGTTCTCACTAGCGATAGAGCTTGCTGTTGATATGTCCGTAGTGTTGTAAACTTTTAAGGCTGCTTTCGTGCCGTTTCCGCCATTTTTTACGTACTCCTCGGCGAAGGCTTTTTGCTTAGTCGTTAGCCTCTTGGACATCTCTATACTCCCTGAGCTTGCTTTCTAGGCGCTCTAGTTCTGCTCTGCGCGCTAGAAGGTCTACGGTTGGCTCGCAGCCTGCTTCATGATATACGGCGATCATATCTTCTAGTTCTACAAGCCTTTTCTCGATATATACCTGTACCAAGTCCATTTATTCTTCCTTCCCCCATCTTCTTAATGCGCCTTTCTTTCCGGCGCTTTCTGCTAGTTCTCTATTTTTCCCGAAGCCTTTACTTACGCAGCGTTTGCCGCCTTTCCGGCCGAGTTCTCTAAAATAATCTTCGCCGTATTTTTCCTTGTAGACTTTTACTGCCTTTTTAGCTCCTTCGCTAGTTCCTGCCATTTTCCTCCTTCTTCTTCGCCTTAGATGCTTCGACGGCCTTTTTCTGGCCTTTCTGTAAGCTTCTTAAGAACTTTTCTCTGTAGCGTTCGTTACACAGGGCGAACTTTGGGTTTCCGATTTTAATTCCGGTCTTACCGCAACGCGAACATATTATGGTTGCCTTGTGCTTTATGTAGTTTTCTTTAGCTCTATCTAGTGCTATCCAGTAGTCTAGGTCTGACTCCATTTTTTTACTCCTGACTTTCTCCCCAGGTATAGCGAGTGCAGAGTTCCTGGGGAGTGCTTACGCAATGTCAGCCGCATCTTCCGACCAAAGTAGATGTGGCAGTCCAGCGCGTAAACGCTGGGATTCAGCCGGCCTCGCATACCGGCCGAATATGGTTAAACGCCGCGCCAAACTCTAATCGGTGCTTTATGGCGTTCTTTTCGTGTAGCTGTTTGCCAGCCAACCGTTTTTATCTCTTTAGCATTTGCTCTAGACTTGAACATCGCGCCTAGTGCGCTTAGGTTAGGTGTTTCTAGGCCTCTATATTCCAAGTAGCGGATAATATCTTCGCTAGTAAACGGATTCTTACGCTTAGCTAGCTGCCCTATTCTTCGTTCGGCCATAATGCGCCAATCATTCTTGCTGTTAGCGTAGGCCGCTAGGATACTTACATTAACCTCGTCCATTTGCTGCTCCTAATGCTATCGTTATGATCGCGGCGACCGTCACAATCGCTAATAATACGGTTATGAATGTTACGATAACCATAGCTTTTGTAGCTTCTTCATAATCAAGTTCGTATTTGCGTATTTCTTCTAGCTCTTTTTTAGTCAGTTTCGGTGTTTTCTTCTTCATCTTTACCTCCTAACAAGTTGTAGAGTTTCAGCATATACTCGCATATATCGACTGCTTCGCTTATACTTCTTGTTTTCTTCCAATGTTTGAGCTTTTCTTCTAACATCTTTCTCCTTAAACGCCCGGCCTTCATGCCGGAATACGAATCGGTATATCAACCGGGCGAAACGAAAGGGGGTGGCTGCTTTTAAGACATTTAACTAGCGTAGGTGTATTCGGGTGGCAATTATCTAGTCTAGCTAGCACCACCTGCCCTAAATGTTGTTAAGTATCTTATCTGCTTTGCGGTATTGCTTCGCGGCTTTAATAACATCTCTGAAGTCCGCGTCGCCAAGGCTTCGTAGCGTCCAGATAATCTGTTCGTGTCCAGGCACGAAGTTTACTTTTACGCGATTGTCCGGTTCGCCTTGTTTTACCTTGATATGGCGTACCGGTTTTTCTTCTTCTCTAGTAAGCTCGCTGATTGCTGCTTCTAGTTCTTTTTTCTGTTTTGTTGTCATTTTTTCCCTTCCTAAATAATCTAAAGCTTTGTTAGTCGAGGGCATCTCTCAACACCCTCGACCGGTTCGTTTTATTGTTCTGATCTGGCTTCGTTTAGCGCTTCCTCCCTTCGGTTCGTAAACATCGTTTGAATTACATAACGTTGCTTCTCCGTTGGGTTCGGGTAAGCCTTGCTGACTTCGCCTGCGTAAGCGTTAATCTCTGCGCTAGTTTTAAGCGTTGCGAGATGCTCCCTTATCTCGTCGAAGCTCAGGCTCGCCTTCTTCTTAACTGGCGCTGCTTGTTGGCTAATCGCGTTTGCTACTTCGTCAGCGCTGGCATATTCACCTCCACCAAGCCCGAAGTTTGCTAGTGCGCGACCGATAGCGCTAGTTTCGCAGTTCTCAAGCGCGCTAGTCCTGTTAATCTGGCTAGCTGTACGGTGTTCTTCTGCGTAACCGGTGGCTATCACTCGGCCATCTTTATCTATAATCTCGGCCTTCATAACGACCGTTTGTTCGTCGCGGTCTACTAGGCTCGTGATAATCGCTAAGTCGGTCTTGTGTTCGCTGCGGAACTCGTCGACGCGTTTAGCGACGGTCTTATATTCTTTACCATGGATATTCACTATCCCGGTGTCTTTAGCTGGCATCTTTTACTCCTTTCTCGTCTAGCGTTATATCTTCGCCATCTTCTATGCGTTGCCATACGGCGTTCTTAATCTTGCTCATAGGTTTACCTCCATTTGGGCTATTTCCTCGGCCATGCGCCAAGCGCCATCCGCGTATTCGTCCGGGTGAGCCTTACGGTTAAGGCTCGTCCAGTCTATAGCGTTATAAGCGACACCCCTGTATATACTGCGTAGCTTCGGTAGATCTTCCGTTGCTATCCCGTTAGCGAACTCGTTGTAAAACTTGTCTACCAAGTCGATAGCGGTACGTGCGACTACTTCGTCCTTGTCGTAGTCTTTGCCAGGCTCAACGTGACTGAGCGCGGCTTCTGTAAACTTTCTTTTGTTAAGAATTAGCGACATATCTGTACTCCCTTCTCTGTAAAGAAGCAGTTAGATTCGTCGCTTGATACGCCGGCATTGTTAATAATGCCGATAGCGATAATTGCGTTAGCAATAAGAGCAACTAATGCTGCGATAACTAATTTGTCTTTTCTTTTCATATTTTCCCTTTCGTTATATTCGCCGTCCGTAGCCAGAGGTTAGCTTACAAGAGTAGAGCGCAACACAATGTATATAGGAGAAAGACATTATGTAAGGGTAGGCGCTCGTATACGTTTTGTGGAGAAACGTCGGTGCAGAGTTAAAAGCTTTTTGTTAGGTCAAAAACAAAATTGAGCGTGATTTATGGCTAGCCTCTAGCTATGGGCGGCGAACTTGATTATTATTCCGCTCGGAGTATGAGGAGTCCAAAAGATAAAAAACAAGCTATGAAATCGACATGAAAAAGTTTTTGTGGATGGGTAAAATAAAAATCTCAACTTGATCCAGGTTGTACTAAGGTCCTACGTGATAACCTCACGTATAGGTGTGAACCCCTCGTACCCCGAGCGGAAATTATGCTCTTGAGTGCCGCTGCTCCAGTCTATCTAAATTACTTATTACTGGGTTTAGCTCTCTTGAGCGTTTATTCGTTATTCCAAATTGTTAAGCTTCCTAAACTGGCAAGCCGTAGTTGTTTACTTAGCCTACGGAGCTATCAACTTGCTGATAGATAACCCCGATAAGCTGCAAAAATCCCCCTAGTTAAACTAGAGGGTTATAAGATATGCCTAGCTTGGTAGTGCCATGGAAGCGCTCTACCAAATGAGCTAGTACCCCAACCAGTTTAACTGACTTTTGCGCAACTTTTTAATGTGTTCGGTCGCTTTCTGTCGTCGTTTATGCTTTCATTTTATCAGACATAAGCGAATAAGTCAATAGGTTTATGCTAAAAAGTATGATATTTTTCGTACTGCTCTTGTAAGTCATTATCCACGACGTGAGCGTATATCATGGTGGTGTCCATGCTGGCGTGGCCGAGCATCGTAGACAGATAGCGCATATTGCCGTTATTCTTTAGAAAGTTCGTAGCGAAGCTATGGCGTAAGGTGTGAGGCGTTACTTTTTTAGTTATTCCGGCTCTTACGGCTGAATTATGGACGAGTAACTGTACATTCGTCGGCGTCATTCGTTCTTTATTCTTGTTCGATACAATAAGAGCGTCGGCCTTATCTTGTCTTGTTTTTAGGTAGGCTTCCATGAGTTCTTCTGTACGCTTGTCTATAAAACAGAGCCTGACTTTGCCACCTTTGCCTATAACTGTGAACTTACGATCAACTATCTGCCCTCTGTTAAGAGCTATCATTTCGGATAGTCGGATGCCGGAGCTATACAAAAGTGAGATCACAAAAGCATTTCGTACACTATACGCATGGCTTATCATGGCCTCCACCTCCTGAGCCGTCAAAAAGACCGGTACGGTGTCTGTACGCTTCGGGATAGGTATTATTGCGGATTTTATGCTTGGAACGTCTAGAAGCGCCATATAATCGGCTACAACGCGAAGTCTAGTTATATAGTTACGGACTGTATTTAAGCAGCGGTTTTTACGCAATTCTTTTACCCATTTCGATATATCTTCTACGCTAAGCTTGTCCATTTCTTTATCACCTACAGTTTCTATCAGCCAGCGTCTACATAGCTCGTGAGTTTCGCATATCCTGCGAGATTGTTGGCGAATCGCCATATAGTTTTTCTCGTATAAGTCGAAAGCTTCGCTTATTTTCATAAAAAAGCCTCCCTCTTGTTTTTTTAATTACTTGAGGAAGGCGAGATGCTCTAAAAACCGGCCATAGAGAGTTCTTTTTTAGCACATACCACGAAGTATCGGATATGGCTTTTAACGTTCGGCCTGAACGCGGACTCGATAGCTTGCTGTATCTTATACTCTGGTAAGTGATAGATACATTTTAAGAAGAATAGACGGCATTGTGGCGCGTTAAACTTCTGGATAAGTAGTTCTGCTTTCCGGTTAGCTACCTCTGTCGATATAGCTACTTTTCCACAGGTTCTTCTATTATCATTGAATATCATTGAAGTTTCTTTATAAGAAACATCATTGATCTTATCATTGAGTTGTCTTGCTTTCCCCATAAAATTACCTCCTTTTTGGGCGCTCAAAATAACCTACGCTTTACTTGGCTATTTGTTGCGTTTTTCTTATTTGACGGACGCTAAAGCGCAGCGTTCGTATTTGTCTTGAGGAATAAAAAACCTCGTTGTTTCCGAGGTTATCTATTAGCAAGTTGATACTCTTATCTTATCAAACTTTCTTCTTTTTGTCAAGCAGCTCGACTTGGACGTGAGCAAACCAGCGCTTGTAGTCCTCTACCTTCTCGGTTACATAAGAATTGCCGCCGTTTTTGTGGTATATGTCGTACTCGTGTAGTATGTTCTGATAGTTTTGCGGTAGGTTGTCGTATAGAACGTCCATTTTATCTTCCACGATCATTTGAAGTATAGAATCCTTGGCCGCGTTACGGCTATTAGTTCTGCGCTGTGCTAGAGCGGTTATAGTAGTTGCTAGAACCGGAAGCCCTGCTGTTATTAGTGTGATAATTATTTGTTCGCCCATTTCCTTTTTCTCTTGTTAAAGGGGAGGTTTTCGGCCTCCCCATGGCCTGCTAATGGCCTATGCGCGCCTCTAAGTACTTCCATTGGTCGTACATGGCATTTTGCCAATCTATATCGTCGCAAGCGGTCATAAGCCACTCGCAAGCGTCCACTACGTCTAATCCAGCGATGTAGTCGCGCTCTTGACGATATGCTACCCACATTTGGTGTATATCCGAGTTAGAAGGCCTTGGTATGCCCTCTACGCGCTTGTGAAGCTCCCTATGTACTTCTTCGTCTATTTCGTAGACAAAAGAGTCCCTAAGTAGCTTCGCGCACCCTCCGGTATAATCCGAGCGGTAGAAGATCAGATGATGCCTGTTTTTGCCAGGTTGTTTCTTCTTGAGTTTGCGCTCTTTTCTGCTCATAGAACCACCCCCAATCTAGCGCTAGAAGTAAACCTTCACCTTTCCGAACCGGCAACAAAGAGAGATTATGTTGCGTACGTCGTCCTGGTCGACTTTACCATAAACCCAAGTTTCATAGCCGAAGTCAGTAACGTTGATTTTGTACGGCTCAATAAGCTTCCAGAGTGCTTTAGAGTCAATCTGGCCAGCAATAATGATAGTCACTTGGATTTCCACGCGCTATACCCCCCTTTCTATGTTCTAATGTACGAGAGCTATGCCCTCTGATACTCCGCCAATATGGGTAAGCGGAGCGTCAGAAGGCGTAGCCGAAGCCACGCCAACTTTCTAGTTATGGCCAACGTTCTGCGCAATCGTGATGAAGCCAGATGCCGCTAGGCCTACGACAGCGCCGATAAGAGGGTTGATAGCAATAGACAGAGCGACCAAAGCACCAGTAGCGCCTGCGCCAACGATAATAGCAACCGCCTTCCAATCCTTCGCGAAGGCCCTTTTTAAGCACTCCACTACGCCGGCGACCATGCCGAGTAGAATTGCTGCTGATACTGGGTCTAAGTTGAAAATGTCCATTTATTTTATCCTTTTTAGTTATTAGGTCAATAATGTGCTGGATGAACTCAATAATCTTTTGCAAGATGCCGACGGTCGGATCTTCCGGGGTCGGGTCTGGTTTCTTTTCCATATCGCACTCGTTAAAGCCATGCGTGACTCTGTTGTTAAAGTCCTGCTCGGTCAAGAGGTAGACAGAGGCGAGCTGCTCGTTGTAGCAAGTTCCGTAGATGTTTATTTCCTCACCTTTTTTGTAATCTTTGACAGACTTACAATCGCCCATGCTGGTATAATCGAAGTCCCATAGGTGGGTAGTTTCGAGCGCGGTTAAGTAGGTTTGCTGTTTGTCTAATTTAGTCCATGTAAGGTTCGGCTTACGGTTCATATCGCACTCGTTATATCCGTAAGTAACTTTATTGCTAAAGTCTTGTTCGTTAAGAAGATACATTGAGCCTAGGTTGGCGTTATATACCTTGCCAAACGCGACAAACTCCGTCCCCTTGTCTATCTCTTTTATGGACTTGCAATCATTTACATTTGTATAATTGAAGTCCCAAAGGTGAGTTGGCTGAAGTGCTGCCTGGTAGCGTTCCGGGCTTTTCAGCTTAGTCCAAGTTAGATCTACGGTGTTTTCTACGATGCGGTAGCCGTTACACCACTCACCCCAGCCAATAACGCTCAGGCCGTTGAGTGTAGTAAGTCTTTTGCCGTCGCTCCAGTAAACGCCGTTATCTGCGACAATAATATGCTCATAAGGGCTAGCGGTGTCGATATATACCGGTACAGCGCAGCCTTTCGGGAAGTTTCGGTCGCGGTGAAGTGTCCCCATGGCAGCGTTGCGCTCCATATCATTTTTAGCGGAAGAAGAAGGGCTAGGGCTTGGGTAGATACCGTATCCCTTGGCCACGTTGCGAAGGCAATATCCCTTGTCTTTACCCATATTTGATGGGTTGAAACTGATTAGTTGTTTACAGCCCATTATTCGCCACCTCCGTACTGGTCCTCATAGCTAGAATCGGCTTCGGCGTACTCCGCCAAAATATCCGCAGGGGTGACAGTTTCAAACTTTCTGTACTTAAGAGAAATGCCCATACGAGATTATCTCTCGCATCGCCTATACCTTATATTATACCACCAAAATGGCATCAAAAAACCGCCGTATCAAGTTTTAATCCGAAGAACTCGATATACTCGGCGGCGCTGCTATAAGCGACTTTTTCTATTAGCACTTTTATTATACCACCAAAAAGACCACCTATCTAGGCGGCCTTTCCGGATAAAATAACAAAAAGGTGTTTGTTTTGTATATTATACTATTTTTTCTTCTTTTTGCCAGAACAGCCCATGGTTGCCTCCTTTTTTTATTCGCCATAAGTTAGACTTGAAAACTTATACCATTTACCGCCGATATATAGATAGCTCCCATAGGCATTATAATAACCTATACCTA